TGTTAAGGTCAGGTTACCATAGTATTGATTGTTAACAGGAACTGTCTTGTTGACCAAGAATGTGCCATTGGGACTGTTGTTGTAAATCACAGTACCAATTTTACATACATATCCTGTGGGTGGTTGTGTATTTTGTACTTGTCCAGCGCTGTATGGACTTAGGTACAAGGTGTCGCCAACTGAATATGCGCCCATGGCCACGTTGGCAACCAAGCCAATGGTAACAATGCAACCAACAGTACCTGTAGGAATAGCCTGATTAGCTACACCTGCTACCTGACTGGTAGCAATAGTATTGGCAATGGCAGGTGCTATGTTAGGAGTTGTTCCAACGGAACCACCAGTCAGGTAAACTGGAGTGCCTTGTGTGATAGTGACACCTGTGCCGTTATAAGCATTAAATTGTAGCTCTTGACCAATGTTGATTTCATTATTGGTCACGCTGTTAAAATAAGCTAGACTATCTTGAACGCTGTCATACCATAGAACACCTTTGCTGTAGCCAGGTGTTGTAACAGTTTGATATGTAGTGTAATTTTGAATGCCAATGTTGGCAACCAATACATTGGCCGCAATTAGGTTACCATAAAAAGTACCTGTGGCATTTACGTTACCAGCATTGACGTTGGCAGTGGTTATTATGTTGGTATTGACCGTACCGCTGGCAAGATATGCTGCCACGTTGGCATTGCCATAGTTTCCTGATCCACCTGTTGTTACACCACTTAAATAATATCCGTTACCTGTAAAATAGGTAGCAGAAATGTTGGCAGTGGTTATTATGTTGGTATTGACATTACCACTGGCAAAATATGCCGCTACATTGGCATTGCCATAACTTGAACCACCACCTGTTGAAAATGTGGCATTGGCATAAGTTTCAAATGCACCCAGATTAGCACTTAGAGTTTGAATGCTGGTGTTAACGCTGTTTAGGATTGGAACGCCATTGGCATATAAATGATTGTTGGAAAGCACTGATCCAGCAATGACATTTGCACCTGTAATAATATTGCTGTTTAATACACCACTAGACAAGTATGCGGCTACATTGGCATTGCCATAATTTGAACTACCACCTGTTGAGAATGTGGCATTAGCATAGGTTTCAAATGCGCCTAGATTGGCACTTAGAGTTTGAACATTAGAGTTGGTTGATTGAATGCTGGTAATAATACTTGATAATATTGGTGTTCCATTGGCATATAGATATAGATTACCATATATAGCAGTATTTCCACCCATGTAAATATTGCCAGCACCGCCACCACCTTGGGTATACGTATTTCCGCCTAAAATTAAATTTGTTAGGGTGGTTGCCAAAGTGACGTTACCACCGTTAAAATAAGTTTGACCATTAATATATGTTGTGGCCTGTGTTATATCATTAATAAAAACATTACCCTCAAGTACCGCCGCAGGTGATGCCCATGGTTGATTTTGAGTTATGGTACTAAGATAATTTTCAAAAAGATTAATATTATTATAACGTGTGGTATTGCCTGCAAATATACCACTTGGAGTAATTATATTACCAAATAGATTTATTTGACCATAGCTTCCCACAGCTTGAAAACCAGCACCTTGTACAATAGAAGCAATATTAGAATAACCAAAACCAGCAGAATCATGTCCGCGGCTGGCAGTTAAAGTTAATGCAGGACCTTGGCCAAGACTACCATAAGCACCTTCAATTTTTAATATTCCTGATGCTACTGGTAAATTACCACCAACAGAACCATATGGCCCAACTGTTATAATATTGGCCTGAATGTTGCCTTGAATGGTATTGCCAAGCAGATAAGAAGAAGTATTGGCATTGGCATTGGTTGTAATATTTGAGATAGCAGCATTGGCCCAGATTTCATAGGCGCCCACGTTGGCATTTAATGTGTTGATGCTGGCGGCCAAAGAAGCTGTGTTAGAATTTAATGTTTGTATATTGGCATTGACACTGGTCAATATTGGTGTACCATTAGGATACAAATAATTGGTGGCAAACATGTATTGCTGTGTGGTAATATTACCATTGGCATTGATTAGACCACCTGCATTAATATTACCAAATACACCAAGACCACCATATGAAATAATAGCACCAGAATTAGCTGTTGTACTTGGTGTTGAAGCATTGGCTATAATTGAATTATAGGTTGTTGTAGTTACATAACTATTGCTGTAAATAACATTACCATAGACTATTAGATTTTGTTGTACGGTGGCATTACCAAGTACATTAAAATTGGTCACAGTAGAATTTATACTGGTACTGTTACTGGATGTAATGTTGCCAGTATAGCTGCCCAAATAACTAGGTAGATAATTTGGCAAATACGAATTTACAAATGCTTGTGCATTTGCATTGGTATATACTTCGCTTTGCAGTATTACAATGTTGCTTTGAATGCTGGCAATAGTAGGATCACCAGGCAAATAATTTGCCACATTACCAACACTAACTCCTGTTACACGACCTTGATAATCAATAGTGACAATAGGAATATTTGAATTAGAACCATAGGTACCTGGTGTGACACCAGTACTGCTTAATGTTGTGGTAATTGGAAGGCCAACGGCACCGTTACCAGTAACGTTGCCAACCAAAGTTACATAACTACCACCACCTGTGTTACCACTTACATTGGCAAAGGCCTGTACAGTTGAATAACCTGTAGCAGGATCCAATTGAAATATTACTGTACCGTCACTGCTTAACAGGGCCAATAATTGTTGAGCATTGGTCAAAATTGGTGAGGCTCCAGAATTGATGTACAATCCTGGCGTGTTATAAACGGCTACGTTAGCGTTACCTGTAATTCCATACAAACCTGGCATATTTTAATCCTTGTTATCTTGCTGTGTAGCGTCTATCTTTGCGTGGTTGGAATACACTGGTCAAACGGTTATGACCTCCTGACCATTTGCCTTTGTTGTTTTGATCTTCAACAGTATCCCAAGCAAGATTATATTTGGCTAACCAACCGTTGGCATCATCTGGCATTTTGCGTTTTAGATAGTAATTGTGTAGAGTGCCATACACATAGCCCTCTGGAAAACTTTGTAGGACCACATTGGTATTGACTGTGTTGCCTGTTGAATCTGTAGTAAACAAGAATGGCCATGTGGTAAAATAATACATGTTGATTACCGCGCCCTGTGTTAGGCCTGGTAAGAATTCATACATTTGACCTACTTCACTGAACTTGCCGCGATATACCTGTGGAATGTTGAGTGGTTTCAAATATAGGTTTTCAATCATTTGATCGCCAATCATGTCACGATCACCAATGCGATCATACACAATCCAGGGTCCACCTGTTTGTGAAGCTGATTGTGTTGTGCTGGTCAGACCTTGATTAAAAAACAAGATAGGTCTATTCATGTCTGCGGGAATTGGAACAAATCCATTTGAATCTGCTACGCCAAATGTACTATAAGGATTGGTACGCAAGGCAGGTAACTCAATGTTACGCATCATCAATTCAGTCAAATAGATACATTGTTGAATTTCTGCGCTGTTACTGCTGCCAGTAAATGCTTCAACATAGGCCACTAGGTCTGTGCCTGTGGCTATGGGAAAATTGTTGCTCATACACGATGGCCTTTAAAAAATTTCTCTGAACCCATGGGGTTAGGATATGGTACTTCAACAGGAATAGGCAAACGGCCTCCTGGATAGCAGACAAAGGCATTGTATTCCGTTTCTACTACCTTGTAAAACTGTGCCTTTAAGGTACGATCACGTTTGATAGCGGCCCAAGGCATACCGCCAAAATACTTGTTTGAAATTTCAAATGCAATGACTTCTGGTAACTCCATCCATTTGTAACCCAACTTGCCATCTGGCATGATGGGAGCCAAGGGATCCATGAATCCATTTTCTGCCATCTTACGATATTCTTGACAATGTTCCAAAATAGCAGGAATATTCAACTGCTCACGAGTCATGTAGGTCTTGCCATGATCGCGACCTGTGGTGACTTTGATATTTTTGCTTAGATTATAATCTGTACGTGTCCAATCACCTTTGAGTTCACGATACAACTTGTCATTTTGCAACAGGCGATCAGCGATGCCATTGTCTGTGGTTACCAAACCACCCTTGTCCCAACGATGAGCATCTTGATTAAACTCTGGATCATCGCCTTCTAATTGGCTTTTGTCGTGATAATTGTCAAATTCGTTCATATATCTATTTATGGTCAAAGGAAAAGGGCCATAAAGGCCCTTTCCATACTTGTAATTAAGTGTTGCTTAATTAGAAGCTGTTTGCGTCCCAAGCGTTCAAACGACCTACATAAGTTGTAGAACGTAGTGAACCAGAAGCACCAGTTGATGGGTTAACACCAACGTATGTTCCTAATGGGCTGATGTCGTGTAATGCAGCGACGCCAGCTGGGTTGCGAACGATCAATGTACCTTCAAGGATGAACTGGTCTAATGAAGCGTCAGCGTTACTGAATACTTCATTGTTAGGACCTAGGTCACGCAATGAACCCCATTGTAGCACTTCTTCATTCAAGAAGTAGATGCTGTTACCAACACCAACTTGATCCATGATCCAACTATCAAAAATCTCGTAAGTGTAGTTAAAGTCACCTTCGTATGTAGCGATTGTGTCACCACGCTCACTGTTTACACGGTTGATACTACGACTTGTAGGCATTGTATCACTTAGGTGTGTACGTAGGCTTGTTGGGCAAACGATTGTGCGAATCTTCGCATTAAAACGTTGCTCAGCTGTTGTAACCAATTGCTTGTACAAACTAGGTGCAAATTGTTGCAAGCTACTTGTATAAGAATAGAAGTTACTACCTAGGCCTTCACCATTGTTTGTACCTGCTGTACCACCAATGACCAACACGTTGGCTGTACCAACAGTTGTAGCATCACTTGACTCACTGTTGTAAACAGTATAGAAAGGTGTAGATGGACTTGGGTTGAAACTGTGTGTACCAGCAAATGAATTCAAACTACCCATACGACGGCCAGTTTGTGGACCAAATGTTGTTACTGTACCACTAACAGCACTTACAGGAGGTGTTGAACTAACAGCAGCATAAGCACTAGCTGTTTGATACTGAACGTTACCACCTTGGTTACCAGTTACAGAGTTAACAAATGTAAAACCTGCAACACCAGCATTGGCTGTAATGTTACCAGTAGTGATACCAGTTACGTTACCAAATACTGAACCTGCAAAACCACTTGCGGCACCTGCTTGACCAGAGTACTTTGTACCAATTTGGTCGTTACGAACGATCTGTGCTTCAACGTCAAACATCAATTCAATTAATTGCTTAACCTCCTGATATGCTTGTGGATCACCACCAGATTGTTCAACTGCACGTGCTGTACCTGTAGCACCAACAACAGTACTGAAAATCTGTGTGTAGTTACCTAAGTTAGCACGGCTTTGGCCTTCAACGTTAGCACCGCTAACAGCTTGGCCTTCTTGGTTAGCTTGGATCTGTGGTAAACGATATACGTCGTTTGTCCATAGAGGTAAAGTACTAACAACTTTACGCTTTTTTGCCATACACATGTTTAGAACAGGTGTATCATCTTTAACACGATTACTTACATCTAAGTCTAAGTCTTTAACAACGATATCAGTTTGATAGCCTGTTGTACCATTGCCAATGACTGCGGTTGAGTTATAACCTTGAGCTGCCATAATATTTCTCCTTTAATTTGGCTTATCTTTTATCTACGATTGGCTCTTATGGCTGCCATATGAGCTAATAGTAAATTGTCTGCGGCTTTTTTATCGCCGCTCTTGGCTTTTTCGCGTAGAGAAGAAACTTGATCCTGCTGACGTCCTGGGTTAATGGAACCTGCTGTCTTGCGTGTGGTCAGGGCGGCAATGCTACTGCCTGCTGCCTTGGCCTTGGGACGATCACGATATTTAAGACCATCTCGTATCAAGGATAAGATATGCTCATCACTTGTCACAAGGTCTATATTATCAACGCCTGGAACCAATTGGTTCTTGGCACTTGACCAACCTTTGGCAACCTTTTCACGAACTTCATCATAGATAGCCGCATTACGTAATTCCTTGTCTTGGAATCCCTTGCGGTTATTATCAAGAATCTCGCGAACTTGATTACTACGCAACTGGTAAAACTGTTCCAGATTTGGCTTTAGACGATTGATAGTTTGACCAATTTGTTGTAGGTATCTATCATTCTGTTGCATATTGGACTGAATTTGAGCCTGTTGTACAGGATCTTGTGTCTGTGCCAATTGCTGTCTAAAGGTATTCTGATACTGTTGTACCTTTATAACTTCATCGTATGCCCGCTGTAATTGAGGGCGCACGGTAAATTCCATTGCTAACATTAGACCATCAGTTTCAGCTTTCTTAGTTGACAAATACTCGTCAAACTCAGCCTTCTGAATCTTTAGTTGTCTTGCTTCTTCGCTAATTGCGGCACCTTGACCTAGAATAGCGGCGGCTTTCTTGGCATCAATTTCAATTTCTTTTCCATTACGCATAAATTTAAATTTAGCGTTGGGGTTTGTTTCAGCAAACTCTAAGAAATCAATAACTTCTGCGGGAGTTGAATCTGGTTCACTTACCTCTTCAGGGGCTACACCTTCTTCAATGCCATCTTCACTATACTCTGCTTCTGGTTCTGCAACTTCTGGCTCAATCAAATTGGTATCATTCTCAGGAGTCTCTTCCTGGATTTCAACACCTTTGGGTGCCACAGGGGCTTCTGCTTTTGCCTCATCAGAAGAACCTGTCCCAGCTGGCGTGGTAGCTACAACTTGGTTACGCATGGCGGCCATTTTTGCGGCTATTGCATCCAATCCAACACTGGCTTCTTTGACAGGGACCGTGTCCACGGGGACATTAGGTATGTCAGCAACAATAGTATCCATTGATACTCCTTTTTACGTTACGCTATGGGGTCTTCAGTGACCTGTTGGCCTGTCTGATGACTTACCACGCGGTTCTTAAAATAAATCGCACGTTTAAGCGACTTAATGAACTCGTCTAGGCCTGCAAGTTGGTTGCTAACGGCAACTCGCAAGCTATTCTCTTCTGGTGTATGTCCTGGTATTTCTGCCAAGACATCTACACGTTCAAACTTAAATGTATGAACAAAGTACGCAAAGTCTTTGTTCTTTAATAAATTCTCAGCTTGACTGCCTATCTCTTTGACGCGATCCAATTGACCAGGCGTCATACGTTTTATATTGTTGAGATCTACGGTCAAGCGTTTGTTAAACGCTTCTACCACGTCATTTTCTATCATTTCCATTCCTTGCAATAAAACTATTTATACGTTAGTATGCACGAGCCTTATGTTCGCCCACTAAAGCATAGCCTTCTAACTGACGTTTGGCATCATTGCCATTGATATCAGCAATAATTTCTTGTGTACGAGCCTGATCCAACTGTGCACCTGCCAACTTCTTCTTGTCATCTGCACTTGGATTCTGCTGTGCAGCCTGTTGTGCGGCCTGTGCTCGTTGTTGGGCCTGTTTGGCCATTTCTGTTACTTCATCAATGGTTACCAAATAGGTATCTGCTTCTTTGACGCCTAGGGTATACAGGGTATCTTCATAGGGCTTGCGCATTTTCTTAAACAGATCAGCGCTGGTAATACCTGCTTGCACAGCCTGTGCCACTTCAGCATTCAGTTGTGTCTGTGCCTGTTTGATAATTTGACTGCGTTGTAGGGCGTTTTCTTCTGATTTCATGCCCAGGGCCAATTCAATATGAATGGTCTTGCGATCGTTGAAATCCATGTTGTCAAAGGATTCGCCATCTAAGAATATGGGCTTGCCTTCTGGGTGAAACTCTTGTGCCAGTTTACGTACACCATAATCATCTGCATGTGCTACCAAGGTACGCCAGACCAACCAGATGGCATCCTTGAGACCTTCTGCTGAATTCTTAACTGTGTTGTCTTGAATAATTTGGTTTGGACTCAAGGCCAAGTTCAGTTTAGCTCCTGAATTTCCTGCATCCATGATTTCTGGATTGAACACGTCTTGTGGGCTAGTCATACCAACCATGGCCATTTGGTCATTCTGCATACGGTTCAAGGTATTGTCCATAAAGGTTGGATTACCTGTTGGAGTAGGCATTGGATAGATATCTTTGGCAGGATCAAACTTTGAATCCAAAATAAAGATAGCGGCTTCGCCGTCTTGCATTTCTTCAAAGTCCACACGATCTGGTTTGACACCAATTCTAGGTGTTGATTGCAAGAGACCCATCAACAATTCTGCACGATAACCTGATGTCATGTACTCTTGCATGGGTGTAACTGATTCAGCAATACTCATACCATAAAAGTTTTGTGGTAGAGGTTTTGGTACCATGTTGGCCACAGGAATAAATTCTACTTCACGGGCACTAATAACATACTGACCTGAATAAATCAATTCAACAAGTTCCAACTCGCCATCGCCGTCAATGTCATAGCGATTCCATACAGTAAGCACAGTAACCTGACGTGCTTCTGGTTCTTGTGCGGCATATCCTTGCGCGGGCAATCCATTAATAGGCACACTATCACGAGCATGAATGGCCAAGTTATTGAGTAAGCTACCAGCCTGATAACTGCCCACGTTTGAGTATTCAGCATAGATCTTAAACTCCTCCAGATCAATGTCTGGATATAATTCAGTTGCTTCTTGAATACTGCAAGGTTTGTAGAATCCACAGAATGGTTGTTCTTGGATTTCAATCACTGTGGGATCACACATCCAATAGTGCTGTGCAATAGGACGAAACTTGACATTGATGGTATAACCTGTCAATTTGTATTCAGCTTCGTATACGGTATTACGTGCTATTGCTTCATCTAATGCATCTTCGCCTTGTTGTAGTTGTAGGTTGTTTTCGTCCGCAAAATCTTCCAAAGGATTTTGTGCTGTATCGCCACGGGCAATAGCACGACTACGCTCAATGCGTTGATTAATCATTTGTTCAGCTTGATCTTGATCAGTGGCCTGCAGGAACTGTTGCGTTTCAGCAACAACCTGTGCCATGTTAACTGATCGTTTACGACGGCTGTTACGACGTGCGGTGAGGCCAGCTTCTTCAGCTTGTTGTTCAAATGCTTTTAGTTGGTCAGCGGTACCTGTTGTGGTCACATAACGTGTAATCTGCTCACGCATGGGTGCAATCAACATTTCACCATTCTTGTGCAGGCAAGCATCCATTACCCAATGTTGCAGAATAAAGTGTGGATCATTGTTTTGATTGATCAGCTTGTGTACCATGTTGGTGGCCTGACGTGCTGCCTCTTGATCCGCTTCGTTGTCAGGCACAAACTCAAAATTAATTTCACCATTTTGTGCCATGCCCTTGACAATCACGGAGGTAGCATAATCTACAGCAGGTTTTACCACAGGATGTATATAGTCAATACCATTTACAGGTTCTGTTGACTGTGTCATGGCCAAGACCAAGTAATGATAATCACTGGTACGATTGATATTGTTTTTTGTAGCCAACAAACGCAGGTTAGCGGCACATTTTTGGTCCAGCAAACTCTTCATTTTGACAAAGCGTGCCATGGGACCAGAGTTTGTGTTTAAATTACTAACTACGACGTTTTTTAGGTCTAACATTATAGAATACCTTAAGTTATTTTATTATTTATTGTCTACTCATCTGCGCTATAAACACGCTTCCAAGCAGGACGTTCTGCAAGAGCCTGTTGTTGTTTACGCATTTTCATTTGATGTGCGGCATCTCTAAAACGCTGACTGGGACTGCGACTATCCCACGGTTCAGCCCAGCCATTTAGGCATCCAAGTAAGGCATAGCGAGCAGAATCAATACAATCATCTGGATCACTAAAGCGTCCTCGTTCATCTACATAGTAGTTTTGTGCTTCACGCAAAAATTCAACACAGTTTTCATTTACATGGAATGTGCCTAGTTCCAACATTTGTCGCATCATGTTGATACCAAAGGCCTTGTGATTGGTCACACGTCCTTCTGCATCTGGAGGATTGTGTATGGCCTCTGGATACACATTTAATTCATACTGTTCAAACAGTTGTCTAATGCTGAGAGCACTCATGGTATAACGTCCCACTGTGCCTGCATCTGGAGGCAACACAATGGGCGTGCCAAACACTTCTGGTCGCATGAGATGTTGCACATAATTCACAGGATTGGCTTCTTCTGTGCCTTTGACCACTATCTGGCGATCCAACCAGGCTTCTTGACCATTAGGATCCCAATACATGAGTGTCAAAACTGTTTTGTCATTGACCAGACCCAGGTCAAGAGCAATAACGCGATATAGACCCATGACATTACGAAAATCATATGTACCCATTTTATAGGTGGGCCATGTACGTATCTGGAATACCGCGCCTTTACCCATAACAGGTACACCATTACGGCGAGCATCACGCTCGTGTGGAAGATAATCACGTTCAAGTTGTAGTCTAGTTTCTTTGAGTAGGAATGGTTCACCCCAGGGATCATATTCTGGCACATCATCCCA